AGCACTTGCGTTTGTAATGGTCATATCAGTTATAGGAACCCATATATTTCTTGTTACATTATAAAGATATCTATCATTATTTTCTACCCGTGTAATTTCTCCCGCTGCTACATTACCATTCGAACCGAAACTTTGTAATGCAGTAATTACTATAACATCATCATTACCCGGAACATTTCTTGCTGTATTGAAAACGATTTTGTTTCTTTCATATCTATCATAAACAAACATATAAACATCATCAATATCTGAAAGCGGAGAAATATCATCATAAAAATCTGTTATTCGTGTCCATGGGTCACCATTTATTGTAATTTGTATTGATGGATAATCATCGTCAATATCGTCATCATACGCATATACTGTTGGTAGTATAAGTTCATTATCTATAAGGTCTGCACCGGTGAATCCTGTTATAGTTTCTACTTTTCCTTGTCTTACAGGAAGTTCAAAAGAAATACTACTTTCACTTATTGTATCAGAAAATTGAACAGTATTTGAAAATTTTATTGTTTCACCATTATATAAAGAATTTGGAGCTTCAAATTGGGTGAATTCGCTAATTCTTATTTGGTCACCAGCTACTATATAACTACCTGATGCTGTAATTGTGAGTGTTGTTCTTGATGACCTATATCCTCTCGGTTCATAACCCATTTGTCTTGAAACTCTATTTACTGTTTCATAAACATCTGCTGTTTCTATATGAATATTTTTTGCTATTTTATTCAAAAAAAATGTTTGAAGTTCTGCTATATAAGCATTTAACTCCATTAGTACTGATATATTAGAACCTTCAAAATTATAATCTGCAAATATATCTGAATTTTGCAGATTGGTTTTGAATCTAGCCATCATTGTATTAAAGTCTATGCTTATGTATTCTGGAATTAAGGTACTCATGTGCTACTCCTATTCTGCTGATAATACGAAATTTATTGTTTCTATAATATCAGTCTGTAATATTTTAAAATTTAATCTTACTCTATACTCATTCAGGTCATATTTTGGTTCAATTTGAATACCTGATATTTCAATACGGTCATCCCAAAATTCGATGCCTTCTAAAATTCGCTCTCCGATAATTCTTGCTGTGTCTTCATCCATAGGGTCAAAAAGTACTTCATGTAATGGTATAGCAAATTCTGGAACCATTCGTCTACTACCCTGCATAGTCGATACAATATTATTAAGACTATTTTTGATAGCATTAATTTCTGTAACACGTCTTACATCACCATCTGTTTGTTGAATAAGAGTAATATCAACGTCTGAATATACTGCCGTTCTTGCCATTTTAAAATCCTTTTATATTATTTATTTTATGAATTAACATTTCCTGTATGTTCATTATCAGGAGCACCAGAAGTTGTTACAATTGTAGCATTAGCCACAATTTCATCTATTATACCTTGACATAATGCTTCTAAAAATTCTCTTGCTCTTGTTTCTGCACTACCAGTTCCACCGCCTCCTACAATCGGAGTTGTGCTAATAGAAGACATTTCTGTTTCTATAAAATCCGCCATACTTGATTTTGTCATTGCCATTTTTTTATACTCCTACACTATTTTTTACATCACTAGATACATGAAAATGAAAACTACCGGTTAAAGGACAAATACAATCACCATTTACTGTTCCTTTAACACTTCCCCCACCGCCATCTAAATCTATATTATCTGCTATTATTGTACATTTACCTGTTACTGTAATATTACAATCACCTGTTATTGTCACGTTATTATCTTTTTCAACATTTACATCTACGTCACCATCATCTTTCATCAATATTTTTGACCCTGTAGTATGTTTTATTTCTACTTCTTTTGCTCCATCTGTTGAATCCAATCTTAAAAATCCAGCACCCGTATTGAGTATAGTTACTTTTCCAACATCTCCGCCGCCTAAATTCCAATCACCATTTCCACCGGGTAAAGCACCTATATATATCGGTCTCAAAGGATTACCGTTTTCAAATATTATCAATATATGTGAATTGATTTGAGGTACACCAAAGAAACCTTTTTGTGATATACCACCTTCTACTATAGGTATACATGGTTCGGCCCACGGTAATTCATTTGTTGGTATTCCAGCTTTTACATCTTTAGTAGTAACCTGTGAATGCAGCCCCCATATTCTTACTCTAACTCTACCAGAAGATAAAGGGTCTTCAATATCTTCTACTACTCCACGATAAAAACTATTATGTAATCCACTGTGTAATTTAAAATCTTTTAAGTCATTTTTATACATTAATTAAATTTTGTTACTCCTTTAATATATATTGTAATTTGTAGTTTTCAATAAATCTTTAGAATCTATACTATTATATGCATTTTTTATACATACTAATCTTTGTTTATATGGTAATGACCTATCCCTACCAAACATATGCGTTACTGTTTTTATCAAATATTTACCTTTGAATGCTTTATTATAGTATTGTTTTTTATCTACACTTGGCCACTCTACTTCGATTTGTTGTCCAGCATATCTATCTTCTCTACCCTCTACAATAAAATTAACTATAAGTTGTTTTTGATATCTTTTTATCCATTCAGAATATGCTCTATTTTCCAACATCTTTTCAGTAGTATCACCATATAAATTTACAGTAGCTACTTGACTGATATTTGGATATAGACTTGTTTTACCAAGTAAGATAGAATTATCAATTCCATCACTATATTCAAAATCCTTTTCTATCAAAGTTTTTGTCTCGAAATCATATCCTAAAAATTTTCCACCACGTAAAAACTTATTACTAAATTTGTCCAACCCATTAATCCAATATTCGAGAATTTTATTTTCATCTCCAATATTTTTACTTTCAAAAATATATTTCTTTTCCTCTTTATAATTATCTGTACTGTTCAACCAGTTATATGATTTGAAATTAACTTTGAATCCATTGTCTGTATTGTTATAAAACAAACAACCAGCGCCTTTGCTATCTTCTGCTCTATCAGCTAAAAAATTAATTGTTTGTAGAATTGTCCAATAAGGCATACAATAATTATCTATTGTATTTGTTGATTCGTTTATTTTAAGAAAACTACTATCCAATTCAATAATATTACGCAACATATGATTTATTATATCTGAATATTTTGCTCCTGTTCCAAAAGACCTACTATATTTTTTTATGGTCAATGGCATGAATAATGTATCCACAAAATATAGTTCCATTTGCGTATCTGCTGTAGGGTTATGCATAGCAGCTTGACCTATTTTACCAATTTTGAAAATATCAAATAATTGTTCTCGGTCAAAATTCTTACCATACTTTAAATTGATTTTCTCATTACCGGTGAATGGGCCATATTCGATAAGACCATATCTGTCATTTATAATCATTTTTCCGGTCATACATGGTACTGTGATATCTTCTATGAAATAAATTACCTCAATGTCATTAGCATCAATCATAATATTACGTCCACCTTCGAGTAATAGAATAACTGAATATAATCCGGTCTTAGGAACTTTTCTTGAACCATCTATTTGCATTTATTAAAGCTCCTTTATTTTATCTATATCTTTCATTAGAACATATAAATAATCAGGTCTTAAAATTTTAATATTTTCCCCTGCTTCAAGTTCTTCAAATGGATTTGTGATATTATTCATCAAAGCCAAAATCCACCATAATTGCGGAGTGCCATATATATCAAAAGAAATTGAATCCCAATATGCGGGTGCTTCTACTTCATATGAATCATAAAACACAATATCTGTTGTTACATCATCATTTATTACATATGATTTAAAAATATTTAGAAATTTTGTAGACCTATCTGTATCAAGTAATATATTGAATAAATTTAAAAATGATGTATTATCTAATCGCTTTCCTGTTTCATCATAATATGTACTATCGACTTTTCGTGTAGTTGCTGCCATTAGCCCTCTCTTTTTTATAGTATTCTAAACTATTTATTTTTTTTTCTAACATATATAGCAAATAATCAAAATAATACTTGACAAGGTTTATTATATATGTTATATTTAAATCAAATGGGAGAAAAAAACGAAATGAAATATGTTTACAAATGCAAAAATAAAATTACGGAACTTAAAGACAATCAAGAAACAATCGTA